CCTCTGATTGACCCTGAAGAGATTAAGGTAGCTAGGGAGACTATGTCTACCCAAGCCTTCAGACAGGAGTTTGAAGCTAGCTTTGTTTCTTTTACAGGAGGTATATTTAAGAGTGAATGGATTAAATATGATACTGAAGAGCCTGCTGAAGGAAACTACATTATGGCAGTTGACCCTGCAGGCTATGAGAATGTTGAGAAAGAAAGAGGTATTAAAGGGTCTAAGCTGGATGAAACAGCAATTGCTATCGTTAAAGTCGATGGTGACCATTGGTGGGTTAAATCTATACTTCACGGTCGTTGGTCCATTAAAGAGACCGCTAAGAAGATTTTACAGTCGGCTATTGAAAATGAAGTCACGACTGTTGGCATTGAAGCAGGAGCGTTAAAGAATGCTATCCTCCCTTATCTAGAAGATGAGATGAGGATTAATGGTAGGTGGGTTCCTATTACAGATGTAACTCACGGTGGTAAGAAGAAGGCTGATAGAATTACTTGGGCTTTACAAGGTAGATTAGAACACGGGAAGATTACATTTAATCCTGACCCTAGCTATATTAAAGACCTAGAAACACAGTTAGTTGAGTTTCCTACTAAAGGTACTCACGATGATATTATAGATGCTCTGGCTTATATAGACCAGGTTAGTGTGGCAGACTTTATGCACACTATTGAATTAGAAGAGGATTGGGAACCATATGATGATGTATCAGGATATTGATTTATGAATTACAATAATGAGAATGATTATCAAGCACTAGCAGGATGGTTAACATCTAGATTAGAACAATGGCGTAACCATAGAGATAATAACTATCTATCTAAGTGGGATGAATATTACCGTCTATGGAGAGGTATTTGGTCTGTTGAAGACCAGAGCAGAGCATCAGAGAAATCTAGGCTTATATCCCCTGCATTACAACAAGCAGTAGAATCATCAGTAGCTGAAATAGAAGAAGCTACGTTTGGTAGAGGTAAGTGGTTTGATATTAAAGATGACTACTTAGATAAGAATAAACAAGAGGCGGAAGTAATCCGTAACTTATTACAAGAAGATTTAGAAGGTGCTGGTGTCAAAGATGCCTTATGTGAAGTATTTCTTAATGGTGCTGTCTATGGTACTGGTATTGGAAAGATTATCACAGAAGAGAAGGTAGTTAAGAAACCAGCTGAAGTACCAGTAGAAGGTACACTAACTACAGTACGTCAGTTAGGAGAAGAGACAGAAGTAGATGTAAGAGTTGAAGCTATCTCACCTAAAGAGTTCTTAATCGACCCTAGTGCTGAATCTATTGATGAAGCCTTAGGTGTAGCACACGAGGTATATAAGCCACGTTATATTCTATCTGAAGGGATGGATAAGGGTGTCTATAGAAAGGTTGATATTGAGGCAGATACGGACGTAATACAGGTAGGTTTTGACCCTGAGTATACTAATAGAGATGCTAGTGACCAAATTAAAATCACTGAATATTGGGGTAAAGTACCTAAGAAATTCTTAAATAAGAAGAAATCAGAAGATGATTTCGAATATGATTCAGATGAATTAGTAGAAGCTGTAGTAACTATTGCTAATGACCAATATGTTCTACGTGCTGAAGAAAATCCATTTATGATGGAGGATAGACCTTTCATCTCATACCAACACGACCTAGTACCTTCTAAGTTCTGGGGACGTGGTATCTGTGAGAAAGGATATAATCCACAGAAAGCATTAGATGCAGAGATGCGTGCGAGAATCGACAACTTAGCTCTTACTACTACACCTATGATGGCAGCAGATGCCACTAGGTTACCTAGAGGTTTGAAGCTAGAGGTTCGACCTGGTAAGACTATCCTTACGAACGGTGACCCTAGACAGGCTATTATGCCTCTAACACTAGGCTCCCCTAATCCTAATAATGATGCACAGGTAGCTCTCCTACAAAATATGATTCAGATGGGTACAGGCTCTTCTGATTCTACAGCAGCTCCTGATAGAGCTACTAGTTCTGGTATGTCTATGATGCAATCTGCATCTATCAAGAGACAGAAGCGTACTCTTATGAACTTCCAGAATACCTTCTTAATCCCTATGATTAATAAGACGATGTGGAGGAAGATTCAATTTGATGTAGATAGATACCCAGTATCAGACTATAAATTTGTACCTTACTCTACTATGGGTATTATGGCTAAAGAACTAGAGATGCAACAGATGGTATCTATGTTACAGTCAGTACCTAAAGACTCACCAGCATTTAGTATCTTGATGCTAGCAGTATTCCAAAACTCTAGTATTCATAATAGAGACCAGATTGTTAATGCTCTAATGGAAGGTATGAAGCCTAACCCTCAAGCACAACAGATGCAACAGATGCAGCAACAGTTAGCTATGGAGCAAGCTAAAGCAGAAGTAATGAAGACTCAAGCTGAAGCACAAGAAGAACAGGCTAAGGCTATGTTACACGCAGCTAAAGCACAACAAGAACAACCTAATGATTTAGATATTCAGGAACGTCTAGTTAAGATGCAGAAAGAATTAGCAGCTATCGATAAGAGTACTGCTGAATCTGAGAATAAGAAAGCAGACACTATGCGTAAGATTCCTGAGATGGAGCACCTTCAATCGGAGACAATGCTAAACTATGCAAACGCAAGAAGAACACCACCAAACTAATGAGCAATTCTACAAAGATAGATTAGCTCTAGTAGAACAAGACGGATGGAGAGCTTTAGTTACAGAACTAAAAGAACTTAAAACCATCTACAACAAATTGGATTCAATTGAATCTGAAAAAGACCTTTGGTTCGCTAAGGGTCAGTTGTCAATTTTAAGACAAGTAATTGCCTTAGAAGAAGCAACTAAACTAGCGGTAGAAGAACTAGATATAATTTAGCCCTGCCATTTATTTAATCCATAACTCGAAAGAGCGGAGACTTTATATATGAGTAATATAGTAGTGGACGATAGTCCTACAGCAACAACAGAAGAAGCACCAGTACCAACAGAGCCAACAACAGACGTATCAACGGAGACGGCACCTCCTGAGGAGAGTTACCAAGTACCTGATAAGTTTGCTGGTAAGAGTACAGAAGAGATTATTAATAGTTATCAGAACCTCGAAAAGGAAATGGGTCGTAAGGCTCAGGAAGTTGGAGAGTTAAGAAAGTTATCAGATAGTTTCTTACAAGCTGAAGTTGCCCGACAGCATAATCCACAGGTGGAGGCACCTACTAATCCTGAAACTGAGGAGACAGATTTCTTCGATGACCCAAATCAAGCGGTAAATCAAGCGATAGAGAATCATCCTAAGTTCAAAGAGTTCCAACAGTTCCAAGCACAGCAAGTACAACAAGCTGCTAAGGCACAGTTAGAACAAACCCACCCAGACTTTGGTGACGTAGTAAAAGACACTAAGTTCCAGAACTGGGTAAAGGAGTCACCGATTCGTATGCAGATGTTTCAAGCAGCAGATGCCTATAACTTCGATGCAGCTAATGAGTTAATCTCTAATTGGAAAGACCGTTCTATGGTCTCTAAGACACAAGAGGTAAACCAACAGCAAGTTGAACAGAGGGAACAAGCACTTAAGACAGCTACTACAGAATCAAGGTCAGCTTCGGGTTCTACAGGCGGAGGTAAGTCGTTCAGAAGAGCAGACCTAATCCGTATGAAAATGGAAGACCCTTCTAAATATGAATCTCTACAAGATGAGATTTATGCTGCTTATGCAGATGGGAGGGTTACATAACTATATGCTATTAATATAACAAAGGAGAAAATAAATGGCTAATATGACTAATGGTGCGTATAACGCATCCACTAACCCAGGTGCAGTAGGTGCATTCATCCCAGAGATTTGGTCGGATGAGGTAATTGCTACATATAAATCTAACCTAGTTGCTGCTAACTTAGTACGTAACATTAACCACCAAGGTAAGAAAGGTGATTCAATTCACATTCCTACTCCAGGTCGTAGCTCAGCTAACGCTAAAGTAATCAATACTGACGTAACTGCTAACACAGATAACGCTGGTACTGAGACTGTAACAATCGACCAGCACTATGAATATTCAATGTATATTGAAGATTTCGCTGAGTTACAAGCTCTTAATTCTATGCGTAAGTTCTACACTGACGATGCTGGTTTCGCTCTAGCTAAGAATGTTGATTCTAAAATCATCACAGACTTAGATGGTGCTTCTGCTCTAACAGGCGGTAACTCAGTTCTTACTGGTGTAACTAACTGGGATACTTCTATCCTAGCAGCTATCGAAGTATTGAATGATGGTGATGTTCCAGTAGATGGTCGTTCACTAATCGTTACTCCATCTTGTATGACTGCTCTAATGTCAACTGACAGATTCACTGAGCAACAGTTCATCGGTGATGGTAATGCGATTAAGACTGGTAAGATTGGTTCTATCTATGGTGTTCCTGTATATATGTCTACACAAGTAGGCACAGGTGCTACAGAGAAAGCTTTCTTATTCCAGAAGGATGCGCACGTACTAGCGACTCAACAGTCAGTTCGTACACAGACTCAGTACAAGCAAGAGAAACTTGCTGACCTATTTACTGCAGATACTATCTACGGTTCTAAGGTTGTTCGTCCTGGTTCAATCCAAGAATTAACTTCGTAGTAAGTTGATTTAACTCTAGCCCTTCTTCGGAGGGGCTTTTATTAAATTAACTTGGAGGTGGAGATATGAAGTTAAGTAGAAAGAAGAGATTAGCACTAGCAGTACAAGCTATGCGTAGACGTTTAAGAAGCACACCATAGGATACAGGATATGAGTATTGATAGAGGACACGGCATTGCAACATCATCGGTCTTAGCAGACAGTTATGATTTAGATGCCTTAATTGCAGATACAGAAGCAGCTAAAGTAGCAGCTGAAGTGGCTCAAGCAGCTGCAGAAACAGCAGAGACTAACGCTGAGACTGCTGAAACTAATGCTGAAACTGCAGAGACTAATGCAGCAGCAAGTGCTAGTGCAGCAGCTACATCGGAATCAAACATAGCAGGTAGTGAATCGGCTTGTGCAGCTAGTGAGACAGCAGCAGCGGCTAGCGAAACAGCAGCGGCAGCTAGTGAGACTGCAGCAGCAGCTAGTGAAACAGCGGCAGCAGCATCAGAGACAGCAGCAGGAACTTCAGAAACTAATGCTGCAACTAGTGAGACTAACGCTGCAACATCAGCTACCTCAGCATCTACAAGTGCTACATCAGCATCTTCTAGTGCATCATCAGCTTCAACATCAGCTACAGCTGCATCATCAAGTGCAAGTGCAGCTAGTACATCAGAGACTAACGCATCAGCTTCAGCTACATCAGCGAGTACATCAGCTACTACAGCAACTACTCAAGCATCTAACGCTAGCACATCAGCATCTAATGCTGCTACTAGTGAAAGCAACGCATCTACTTCAGAGTCTAATGCCAGTGCTTCAGCAACATCAGCAGCTTCAAGTGCTACAGCAGCACAAGCAGCTCAGACAGCAGCCGAAGCAGCAGCAGATAACTTTGATGATACATACTTAGGTGCTAAGGCTAGTGACCCTACACTAGATAATGATGGTGATGCACTAACTGAAGGTGACTTATATTTCAATACTACTACAGATAAACTAAGAGTTTATAGTGGTACATCGTGGGCTGATGCAGCTCTAACAGCTAGTGATTATGTTAGTGTTACTGGCGATACTATGACTGGTGCTTTAACATTACCTAGTGTAAACGGACTAGAGATTAACACAACAG